ATCTAGGTTTACGTAAACGTACGGTGTAGTTCACGTATAATTCTCCAATCTGTTGATTTGCGAATGCACTAGGCATGTTGCTGAACGCAAAATACATGACACCAAGATCATAATTCTTGTAATCGGCATTAATTTCTGGCGGACCAGTGCGTACGAGTTTTTGACCGTCTCCAATATTTTTAGACGGATCACACTCAACGCCATGCAAGAGGTTGTCAGTACAACGCCCTGACTGGCCACCGTGAAATTGTACCATACTTTCTTTGTCATAAAAAGGGGGAGCATTTGGATTATACTGAGTTGCCATCATAACAGACCCTGTTTGTCCGTTTGTAGCAACTGATATGTCGACCGTGGCTTTGTATTCAAATAAAAGTTGAATAAACTCGTAGTCCTCAAAATTGGCGGCAATTTGAGCGAGTTTTGGAAACATATTGCTTAAACCAGGGTTTAACGGATACGCGGTGGTATAGAAATTTCCGTCCTTGGGGCCGAAAATATCGGCAATATATTCCCTGTTACTGATGGTTAATGACTCGGTTTCATCACCGCTGCCGCTAAATGAAGTGCGGCTACCGCCACTAATGAGAGTATTAACGCCACTACCGCCGCCGCCAGCCGTGTAAAGCCCACGGCCGCGGAAACCATCGATACGACGGTTAATTTTATTCTCTGCAGTCGCGAGGGCCCAATTGGCGCCGTAGCGAAGGAGTGAGTTTGCACCGCCACGAGCCCAATCCCGCTCAAATTGACCGCGAGAATTATGGTAAGCAGAATATCTACGGTACATTTTCTCTCCTGTCGCAGGATCAATAGGACCATACCTACCAGATCTGCGATAAGAACGGCGATAGCGAGAATATCGACGACGACGTGCGTACGACCTGCGTCGATACGAACGGCGTCTGTAGGTACGACGTCTGTACGAACGACGTCTGCAGCATCGTGGCATTTTACGCCTTTGAGAAGTCGAAGCACGTGAAGAATTGTTAATTATCGAAAACATGCATGCACATGTATTCGAGCTTAATTAATTATGATTTCTTAGTGCTCTTAAAATACTTCAGAAAGTGTTTCCTGGCGTTTTGATTAAACGCTTCGATGACTGCGTTATCATCTTCCTCGTCTTCCTCGTCAGCTTCCTGTGGATCTTCATTTTCTTCTTCATCCCCCTCTGCGTCCATTCCCTTGCTTTGAGCAAGCTCGTACACCCCCTTCATATGCTCATATAACTGTTCCCCAGGAGAAAGTTTCTGAGACATATCAGGCGAATCATCATTGAATTCCACAATTAATTGGGATAACAACTCGTGCGACCACGCGTTGTACACGTGTTCCAGAAACATGCGGGCACTCATTGTTTCAATGAGAGCGGGCTTTTCTGGAAACGCATTATCCCAATCCCAGGGTGTCAAAGTCGATGTGAAATCAGTAAATTTCATTTTATTAAATTGTGATTTCAAAAGTCACGTAGGAATTTCGCACGCGAATTCATACCGTGTGACTTTTTTGACTTTGACTTTTAGGTCTAGGGTAATACTGATCCTAGACCCAAAAGTCATGGGTGGTGGGTTACCGCTCCCAGGTATGATTACGGGGAGGAGGATGAGTCCTCCCGTACTGCATATAATTCTGTTCAAGAAGTCGACGGCGGTGCTCCTCCGCTGATTCATAAACAGATGGAGCATCGGCATCGGTAAGCCCACCAGGAGGTGGTAAATGGTAACGACCATTTTGTGCTTCACGAGCATAATACACAGCAGTACGACGCTGTTGTATAGGATCCGATTCAAAGAAGGGAGGGTCCACACCGTTAAGTGGGGGGTTGTCGTTTGTGGACAACAACCAATTTTGAATAGCGTTATAGGCACTCTCGTTATTAGACAAACGCCATTCTTCAGCGGTTCGGCGAGGCATACAGCCATGCTTACGCGCTTGGTATCTTTCCCAAGCTTGCATAGCTTGCCACGGTTCGTGGTGAGGAAATGATAGCAAATAGTCGCTCTTAAATATTTGCCTTTGTAAAGCTAGTTTTCGAGGATCAGCAGACATGATATCATTGCCATACATGTCAAAAACTGGAGCGTTATTCGCAAACTCACGTTCTAACCGACGTTGCGTTAATTTGTTGGACATTTAATTATGATTACAGATTACCACAGGATATCATCATCATCATCTTCTGAATCGTAATCAGAATCAGTCATGCCAGTATGGTCATGACCGCCAAACATACGAGGACGTGAAAACATAGGTTCATCACGTGTCAAACGCATTTCGTCTCGAATGCGATCCATGTGGGTGTTGACGTGATTCAAATCTATCTCATCCATATGTACAGGCATTTGAGCTGCGCCAAGTCTAAAGCCTCGTGCAAATCTTTCGCCTGTCATAGGACGAGCCCAAACAGGTTGGTTTATATTGTGAGCAGAGTTTGGATCACGCGCATATCTTTGGCTAAGCATAAAATGCTCAGCAGGTGCGGCGTACTCCTCTGCTTCAATCTCTGCTTCGAGTCGAAGCATCTCTTCGGCAAAGGCTAACTCAGCAAGTCTATTTTCTTCACGCAAACGTGCAGAGGCGGCTTGGCGTGAATCATAAACAGCTTGCCGTTCAGCCATTTCGCGAGCCAATCTAACGAGTTCTGGATCATCTTCATCTTCAGAATCATAATTGATTGGTCGTTTCCTACTCATAATAAAATTGTGATTTTTTTATGGACAGGAACCCCGGGGGGCAATTTGAGCAAATCGGGGGGTCCGATTCTCAAAAAGGGGGGTCCGTGAGCAAATCGGGGGGTCCGAATTTTTCGCACGTGCCTTGAAATTAGTAACTTTTGTATTTTCATAATTTAATTACTCAGATGTCAAACGTCACAAATTTTCAATCCGTCACCGTCTCAACCAACGAGGTCGTCGCCCAGGTAATGGTCAGGCCTGACCAATACCTTGTTGTTTGCATATTTAACGATGACGGTACTGTAGCAGAATCCATGCGAATCATGGATTCGACTACAACAGGAAGACAGGGAGCGCCAATTGACGTTGACGCTCCCCCAAAGCAGCAATCCGTCCACGCCATCCGATCTAGGCTTCCAGCCGGAGGAGGAGTGGAATCGTATAACCCACGAAGACTCCCAGACTTCGATGAGTTATACAGCGAGCGAACTGCTGATGTACTTGAAGGGTCATACCCCATCGTCCCCCTTCCCGAAATGGGAGGATTCATGCCCGAAACGCCGCAAGCTAGAAGACGGCGTTGCCTGGACGCACGGCTGGCTGGGCACATCAGTGAGTTTACTCACACCGAACTATTTCGAGGTGGGGGACTGTTCTGGGATGGGATCCATAACAGGTGGAGAGGAACGCCAGGCGTCCCAAACATATCAAACAGCGTACCAGTCCCTTATGCAAGAACTGCAGAAGGAGTGGCGCGCTCGGTGGAATCCATGGTTCATTGGTAAAAGAGTTGTGATAGAAAAATTATAAATCTAAATTTAACGTTGTTAAAGTAACTAGATTTTATTGTTCTTCGGAGATGTTTGAAACTTCGTCATCAAAAAACAATTGAACTGGGGCCATGGAAGCCACATTTAAACGTCTCCTCATACGAGGTGACGGATTTTCATCGAACACGGGAGTTTCATGTTCGAAAAATGGATTAAGAGGAGGAGGTGGAACCACATCCATAGGGATGGGTGGTTGAACTTCTTGAGGTTGATGAGGAAGAAGTTCACCACACCTAATCAAACTGAAAGCATGAGTTGGACATGGTTCATCAGAACCAGTAGCTTCAACCCACGCTTGGTAACGGTTACGGTGAATTTCACTCACAGGTCCCCACATATAAGTGGTACTTATAGGATTAGTGTAGACAGGTGAAGTTGGATCAGCCAAATATCCAGTAAACAGGTCTATTTCACTTTGGCATATTCGTCTACACCAACTGGGCATGAAATTAAAAACCTCTTCTACAGCATCTTCTGCTGAAAAGCCGTTAAAATAAAAAAATTTATATAACATGGTTCTTTGTTGATTAGTTGGAAAAGAACACATGCGAGCGTAATAAATTGTTTCAGGCCATAAATACAATGCAGGCAATTGTAAAACTAGTGGGTTCCACACATAATCTGGCCAGAGTTCCCAACAGTCATAATGATCGTTTTCGTCTTCGTACGCACTATAGTGGCGAATTATGTGGGATTCATAATCGCGAACACATATTGGATTACGAATCCAACGTCGATTACGGCTGATTGTACGAGCAGTGTACAAACGGGTATTTGTAACTGCACGTGACACTTGAAAAGGGTGTCTGGGTTCGCCTGGGGCATTTGGGTGAAAATCGTCACGCAAAAGTGGACCCCAGGGGCGAAACTTGATCCTGGCATTTCTCATTCGATAATCCTCATTATTTGACATGGCCAGGAGTACGAATTGGTGTTTCACAATTAATAACTATACGGAATTAAATTATGAAAAGTGTTTCGAATCGAATGCGAAATTCCTGGTCGTTGGCAAAGAGATCGGGGAGTCGGGGACTCCCCACTTACAAGGATTCGCAGTCTTTGAATCAAAGAAATCCCTCGCGCAAGTTAAAGAACAATTCGGCGATTCCGCTCACTGCGAAATCTGCAAGGGAACTGTGGAACAAAATGTTCTCTACTGCACTAAAGATGGCGATTTCAGAGAGCAAGGAACAAGACCGATTTCGAACAAAAGGAAAGGAGAGTTGGAGAAAGAGCGGTGGGAACACGCTAAGCAACTCGCCTTGGAGGGGAAGATCGACGAAATCGAAGGAAACATATACCTCCGGTGCTACTCAGCGCTAAAGCAAGTAGCTAGAGACCACTTGCCGATTGCAGTGGATCTACCACCGGGGACTATATGTGGAGTATGGATCATGGGATTAAGTGGGTGCGGTAAGTCGACGTATGCACGTTCCACTTACACACCGCACTTTTGTAAACCCATGAACAAGTGGTGGGACGGCTATGACAACGAGCCAAATGTTATTTTAGATGATATCGATCCGACCCACTCCGAATGGATACGACATTTCTTAAAAATTTGGACTGACAGATATGCTTTCATTGGGGAAAAGAAAGGTACATCTTTGTCAATACGCCCAATCAAATTAGTGGTGACTAGTCAATATTCTATCGGCGAAGTGTTTAAGGATGCTGAAACAGCTGCCGCTATTACTCGGCGATGCGAGATTGTAAATTTTTTTGCTGCACCGCCCGTGTTTAATGAAATGAACGTTTAATTAACCACTAAAAACAGTTACTAAAATATTGCCGGTTCCGTTTGTACATTCGCTAAATGTACCAGTACCATTACAAACGTAGATATTAAAGGCGCCAGTTCCCTGGTTATACCCGACCCCATTCATAATGTCTGCGCCAGACAAAGGAGGGTCCTGACGGTAACCAGTAACGTGGACACTATACTTAATATTAGGGGCTGCTGTTATAAACGACATTATGTATTTCCCGGGAAGCCCTGAATATGGAAAGGGGTCCATGAGATTCAAACCAGAAGCAGGAGTGGTGGGATAGTAGTGCCCGCCGGTGACGGTACTTCCTCCACGGAACTCGATGGCGCCTCCGGTGCATCTAAAATACGCACGGGCAAACACGGTATGCCTTTCGGTACCGCCGTGGTACAAAGTACGAGGTATGTAAACATCTCTCCCACTGATAACATCTGACGTGGTTGTCAGATTACCAGTGGTGATAGACGTATTAGAAAACGTAGCTGGTACTACGAGGGTTGCTGACGTTAGAACGGGCAAGCCGCCAACGGTCAACAATGTGGAAAACACACCAGAGTAAGCGTTCACAGTGGTGGTGTTCACTGTAGTGTTCGTAAATGTTGCTGGAATTGCAGTCAACACGGGTACAGACGCAACTGTTAAACCAGAGGTAAAGTTTGCGCTTGTGCCAGTTAACGCGGCGTGACAAGTGGTGGTACCAGTTATGTCAGCGGTTCCACCAACACTTAGATTGGCACTAACTGTCGCATTGCCTGTAGTTGATATGTCACCGGTGGCAACAAGTACAACTACATTGACAACGGGAACTGTAAGAACACCGGTTAAAGAAAGAGTTCCAGTGATATTAATGCTGCCGGTAAGGGTCACATTAATGAGAGCATCATGAATATGAGTGTCTACATCGCTGTAACCTCCGGAGCCATTTGGTATCAACAATGCTCCTTGAACGCGAAGATCGTGACCGATATTGGCGTTATAGGCATTGAGTTGATTACTGATATCCAAGTTTTGGGTATCAATAAAGGTAGTGTGTAGTTCATTACCATACGCAGCATTAGCGAGGTAAGTGTTCGCCCCTGTGAAATGGACATTGCCGGACATTTCAATATAGGGGGCGAGCAAATACACAGATGATCCAACAAATTCAAATATTGTTCCGGCGAGGTGCCATTGTGAGGTGGAGAGTCCCCACCTGTTGTAGTCATTAAATATCGAGGAATCGAATTTACGCTCACCTGCACATTACCTTTAGTTACCGGTAGCCAAAATAGGGAGAACGGTCGCACCTGTGAGGGTGTTGGTGAACACCGGCGCTTGATTGGATCCAGGGTTGGGAGTAAACACTGGGTTAACCTGCAGGATTTCCATAAACGTTTGCTGTATGGAACCTGAGCTGATTAAACCAGAGTGGGTGCCAGTACCAATATCAAAGAAATTGGGCACGCCACCTGAAGCGGTTTTCAGGTTTACTTCAAACGTCAAGATAAACTCCGTGTTATTTGACGAGTTCACATCTGTGATGTTAAAATAGTACGGGTCACCCGCTGTATTACCATACAACGGGTCGGTGGTAGTGGTGGTGTACTCCGTATTCACTGCTGCATTGGCACGGCAGGAATACTGATTCTTCATAACGCTGACATTGCCTCCAAACACAATGGAGTTACGAGTAGCACCAGTACCGTAAGTGGCACTCGCATTGTTGTAGGCGCCAGCGGTACCGTCAAAGACAGCTTTGCTTTGACTCATGAGAAAATACCACGCAGACCCTAAGTAACCCGTCACTCCGTAAACTTGTTCGACTTTGACTGTTACACGATACACACCGCACAAGGACGGTGGAAATGTGTACATAAAGTGACCATTCACTGAATTATCCAAGACACCACCTATGTTGTTTTGTAAACCAGCATAGTTGGTCTTGGAAGAGGTTCCGAGAGGATTCAAAGCTGTGGGTGTAGGAGTATTAACGTAGATTTCACGTTTAATGGCATACCCACGAGCAGAATATAATCTAGGTTTACGTAAACGTACGGTGTAGTTCACGTATAATTCTCCAATCTGTTGATTTGCGAATGCACTAGGCATGTTGCTGAACGCAAAATACATGACACCAAGATCATAATTCTTGTAATCGGC